TTCTAAGTAGCCATGGAAGGAGTGAAAATTGTGCGCGAAGAGGAGGACGGTATCAGCGTGATGCAGGCGCTGCAGATTCTGTCTCGCAATGCCCATCGCAATACTTCACGCTGGGAGTTTGTTGAGAAGCAAGTGTTCAAGAACGGGCGTCTTGAAGAGACGCACGAATATGTGATGAGTGTTTATGACCTGCCGGATTCGCAGTTTGAACCTGCAAAATTCCTGGTGTTTGAGGCCATTGCAATGGCCAAGGCTTACGTGATGGAAGGCATTGAAGAGCAGCTTGCTTCCATTCGTGGCGAAGATGACGATGAGGACGACGAAGATTAATCTTGGGCGTGGACAACAAATGATGGGTAGCCCATCAACCACAGCACACTGAGTTGAAACACGCCGCTCATTACTTTGATTTGAGCCACGTCTGGGGCCAATAGGCCCCTTTCAATGCGAGAGATGGTGGCCTGGTCGCAGTAGAGAGCTTCCGCGAGGGCTCGCTGTGAAAGGCCGCAGCTAAGGCGAGCTTCCCGCACTCGGGAACCAATAAGGAGCTTGGCGTCTGATAGGGAGCTTTGTGGGCTCTTGACCTTACGCGCAGTAAGCCTTTTTTGCGTCATTTCATGCAGGATAGCATAATGACTACTATACTATTCAATTGAAGCCCTTACAGTATATGTATGAGCACCACATCTTGTCGGTACGACGTTTCTCCTATTGAGAAATATGAAATGACGCCCGAGGGTTATCTTCGGGTGTGGGCTTCAATTGCTCGTACTGGCATTCAGCATTACACCGATGCTGACGGTTCAATCAGGAAGGAATTCCGCCCTGAAACTGAAGTGGCGTCTCCAGAAAGCCTTGCCTCATTTGCGGGGAAGGCAATCACGATGGAACATCCTCCTGTTCTTCTGGACAGCGAGAACACCAAAGATTATCAAATTGGCTTCACTGGTTCAGAGATTGTTTATGACAATGGCTTTGTCAAGGCCGTCATGACCGTCACTGACCGTGAAACTATTGACAAGGTAATGCGAGGTGATGTTCGCGAAGTGAGCGCTGGCTATAGGGTCAATTATGATTCGACGCCTGGCGTTACCGATAGCGGTGAGCATTACGATGGTATCCAAAAGGAGATCAACGGCAATCACGTTGCTATCGTTCGTCGAGGCCGAGCTGGCCCGCAGGTGAGGTTGCATTTGGATCGTCTAGATGCCGCTGATCCATCCTTACTTTCCATTGAGGAAAATCAAACAATGAGTGCCAAAGTCGTTTTCGACGGCGCCGAGTTTGAGGTGAGCGAGAGCGTTGCTCTGGCGATCACCAAAGAACGCGAAGACGCCAAGATGTCCTACGAGGACATGAAGAAGAAGTACGACGAGCTGCAGGCTGCTGCCGATGCCATGAAGTCCGAAATGGATGCCATGGGAGAGGAAGTGAAGGGCAAAATGGATGCCGCCGAAGGGCGGGCCGATGCTCTGGCCGAGCAAGTCGATTCCCTGAAGGTTGAGCTGGAAGAAGCCAAGCAAATCAACGTTGACTCCATCGTTGAAGAGCGCCTGGCCCTGATCTCCAAAGCCAAGCCTGTGCTCGATGCCGCCTATGAATTTGGTGGCAAGAGCGACCGCGATGTGATGGTTGACGCCATCAAGGCAGTTCGCGGCGATTCCATTGCACTGGACGAGCGTTCCGACGATTACGTTCTGGCAATGTTCGACACCATCTCGGAAGATGCTGCCAATCGCGCTGATTCCACCGAGGATCTGCGTAAGGCAGTGGCTTCCATTGCCACCCCTGCTTCTGCACCTTCTTCCTACATGGAAAAGCTGCAGAATGCCTGGAAGTCCCCTCTCTCCATTTCTAAGGAGGCTAAGTAATCCATGGCCGTAACTTTCACCCCTACTCCTGGCGCTGCGGGTGGCGTGCAGTCCAGCTATGAGCTGGAACTCACTGCTGCTCTTGAAGGTCAGTTTGCCGACATTGCTGACAACAACGTTGCCACTTTCGTGAACGAAACTGGCGCTGGCGTTGCTTTTGGTAACCTGCTGGTGGTTAACACTGGTGGCACCGTGGGCAACTCTGCTAAGACTGTGGCCGCTACTGGCGACACCGTGGTGGGCGTTAACGCTCTCACCTACATCGAAGAGACCAATCTCGATGCAAACAGTCGTCCCGCTGCTGCTGACCAGCAGGCTCTGAACGTGCTGAATAAAGGCGTGGTTGCCGTCTACGTGACTGGCGCCGTTGACCTGACTTCCCCCGTGCGCGTGTATTTTGCCACTCACACTGGCACCACCGCTGGCGCACACCCTGGCCGTTTCTCGCATGCCTATGTGAGCGGCAAAACCCGCCGTCTTAGCGCCGCCCGTTGGGTGTCCAAGACTACTGGCGCTGGCATCGCCCTGCTGGAGCTGAATGGCCCCAGCTTCACCCTTGACGCTGATTCCTGATAGGAGGCACCATGAGCGAATTTCGTATGGATGAAGCGGGTCTGTTTCTTGAGCGCCAGCTTGAGTTCATCCGCCCCCAAGTGTTTGAAGTCGAATATGCCGACATCAAATACCCCACAATCCTGCCTGTAACCAGCGAAGCTGGTCCTGGCGCCCAGACTTTCACCTATCGCATCATGGATGCGACTGGTGACTTCAAGCTCATCTCTGACGCTGCAGATGATCTGCCGCGTGCTGATGTGAGCCAAACCGAGAAGAGCATCAACATCCGCTCCTTCGGTGGTTCCTTCGGTTATACCGTGCAGGAACTGCGTGCCGCTCAAATGGCCAACCTGGCCCTGGAGCAGCGCCGTGCCGCCGCTGTGCGTCGCGCTTACGAAGAGAAAGTGGAGAGCGTGGCTCTGTTCGGTGAAGCCTCTGTTGGCCTGGTTGGTTTCTTCAACAACTCGACTGTTGACGTGCTGGCTGCTGACAAGTGGTTCACTGGCGCAACCGCCACTGGCACCACTGCTCAGGACATGCTGGAACTGCTGAACCAGGGTGTTACTGCCATCATCAATGGCTCCAACATGAAGGAGCAGCCCGACACCATTCTGATGGCTTGGGAAGATTACAACGTGGTGTCCACCACTCGTAACTCTGACTCTTCGGATGTGACTGTGCTGGAATACTTCCTGCGCACCAACCCCTTCATCCGTAACGTTGAGCCCATCAACCAGCTCGATGCTGACAAGAGCAGCCTGAGCAAGAACCGGATGGTCGTCTACAAGCGTGATCCCGGCAAAGTGCAACTGCACATCCCTCAGCCTCTGGAACTCTTCCCGCCTCAACAGCGTGGTCTTGAGTTCATCGTTCCTGCTCACGCTCGCGTGGGTGGCGTCGCTCTGTACTATCCGAAGAGCGTCGTTTACGTGCAGGCTCCCTGAGGAAGTCCTTAGGTAGTTCGTCAAGAAAAGGGCGGCTAAGCTAATCAGCAGTTCTTTTGAACACAAAATGCTTATTGCTTACCGTCCTGAACTTGAGAATCCGCCGCGAGAGGCCAGTTTCGGAGTGATTACAAAGCGAGGCATGATTAGCCTCGCTCCCGGCCTTAATCAGGAAATTCCTGATGAGCAATGGGAAGAAGCAAAACTGAACCCAACGGTGCAGGGTCTTCTTCGCATTGGGGCTATCGAGGAAATGAAAGAGCGGGTGGAGATTGAGACTATTCCCAAATCTGCCGAGAATCTTTCCCAGCTTCCTCTTAGTCAGGCTATCCAGGCCATCGAACTTCTCCACGACGAGGACAAACTCGGAGATTGGAAAAAGATTGAAGGTCGCGTGAGGGTACGCAATGCGATTAACCGTCGTCTTGAAGCCATTCGCACAGGAAAAGCATGACAGTCACTTACTCTGGATTCCTTGAGCGTTTCCCTGAATTCAGTCCTCATCCATCGGGGATTGTGAACGGCGCCATTGAAAGTGCATCAGCAGACGTATCGTCCGACATCTTTGATGATCAGACTGACCGAGCTGTACGTTTTCTAGCCGCTCATATCATTGCCATTCAGCTAGCGCAGATGGGCGTCATGATTGGCGCCACAGACGGCAAAGTTTATGGCAATGGACTGGATGCCACATTGTACGGCCAGGAGTTCAAGCGTCTCACTGAAGCGGCATCATCTTCTCTGCTTGGTTTTGTTGTCTGATGACTAATCCTGCCCCGCCACTAGCCAATGCCACCTTGGTGTTTGCAGTGGCGAGCGGATATGCAACAGACTCGGCCACTGGTAATTACGTGGAACTCACTGGAGACGCCACGTACTATGCCACATTGAAGCAGAGTAGGGATCCTCGGTACGATCAGCAGC